TAGCTTTAGAATACTTTGTATTTTTCATAATGTATTTTAGCACAAATTGATGATGTCCATTTCGAAAGGCATAAACTTGTTCTACAATTGCTAATAATAGTATAAGTTCATCTTTTTCCAATTTCTCTAAAAATAAAGGAGATTCACTTTCCAAGTCTTTAAAATACTCTTGGACACATTTTGGTCTATAACTTCTTAAATCAAGTAAATATTTTGTCAACATATTCTCTGGATAATAATTTATGATACCAGTGAATATGTCCAGGGAAGGAATAATGTCATCTTGAGCACCAGTTTGTCCTCTATATTTTCTAGGTTCATCTGCAACCCCTTCATACACAACTCCATTTCCAAAAATATCTTCATTACCTTCAATACCCATGATAAATGCTCTAAAATCATTATAGTTCTCAGGGCGACTTGCTTCCCACATTGTGCGTCTACGCTCATTCATATCACGAATAGTTGCCAACACCTCTTCCAGTCCTGGTTTAGCCTCCCCAGATAATGCTCGAAAAATTCCAGATACCAATTTTGGAGAAACTTCATTTATGTATACATGATTCATTATAAATCCAATTTCGTCTTTTGTACCAGTGAAACTACAAGCCATATCTAAATTATTCCAATGTAAAGTTCCTTCTTTATCTTTCTTGACATAATTACCTAAAGAATATGCGTAATGATAATCAAGCCAAGGAAAAACTTCCAATTTTCGTGCGACCTCTGCCAAAGGCATAGCTAATTGACGGGGTAGAACCTGGTGAGCTTTTCCATAAACACCATTGCTATCTTTATTAAAATGAGCTGGAGCTAAAAGATAGCCACTTGATAAGAAAGTATAAGCACGAAAAAGAGCCTGTAGATTTTGTTTATCATTTTCTTCAATAACTAATAATGTAAGATTTGGTAAATTTTTTACTTCCCTTTCAAAAGCTCCAAGTTCCTTTGTTAGTTCTGTATGTAGTTTATTGATTAGATTTTGAACTGGGAAATATTTCATTGGAAGTCTAGCTAATGGCTCAAATTGGGGTAAGAATCCATATTGAGGAGATACGTTAAAAACACCGTCTGTATATTCTGTTTTCATTTATAATTATAATATTGTTTTTTTTAAATAAAAAAAAATTGATGCAAATAGCTTCTCATTTTGATAGAATATGTCCCATGGACGTATCAAATCTTTTAAGGCTATGCCGTACTGGTGGTATCACTAGAGTACAAGATGATGCAGCTTTCCTGCGTGTCTTTACAACTCCTTGCAGCGAAATTATCAATCCACCTGCTGGAATGAGAAGAATCCGCGAGGAAGATGTTCAATTATTTCAAGAAAAAATAAAGGAAGGATGTCCTATTTGTCAAAATGGAGAGGAATTAACTGAAGAGACTTGTCTCATCATCAATTGTCCTGGAAAACATCAAATTTGTTCTACCTGCGCAAAGTCGTGGTTTGAGCGAAAACAAGAGTGTCCATTGCGTTGCCAAGTGTCATTCACCCAGCGATACAATCAATACTTGCGGTCTCAATACACATTTAATGGTGGAGACATTGTTGCTTATCTCAATCAACTTCGAGATGGAGGGTTCAATTTCAATGATCCTGTAGAAGGTGAACCTGTCTTGATCCACGCCATTAAAAACGGTCGATCGAGACTTACCAATTACCTAATACAAAATCTTGGAGCAGATCCCAACATTACCGATTCTCGAGGCTTACCAGCCATATTTCACCTTTTTGATATTGATAACCCTGATGCACAAGTACTTGTGTTTACAACTCTATTGTCTCACGGTGTTAATATAAATGTACGTGATCTTGAAGGAATCCCTTTTATCATTCAAGTTGTTAGAAGATCTCTTATTGAAATAGTTAATGCTTTAGTAAGTATATCTTTTCAAAACAGATTGGACACAGAAGTCGCTTGTCCAGATGGTTACACCATTTTTGGTTCAACCGCTCTCAATACTGATAACTACATTCTTCCCTACATATCAATTTTTGAATGCGATTCTTTTCTAGGCAACACGATTAGTGGGGACTCAACTATCCAGATTGCGATTGAAGAAGCTCAGACTACTTTGGACTTTAATGGTTTTGTTGATGTTCTTCTGGAGTATTGTTCAGGTGGAGATTATCAATACACTCAAAACAACAAAGGTCACACAGACATCATTACCTGCGCAAGGAAAAATAAACCGGAGTATCTAAGCTTTCTTTTTACCAAAATAGCGGAATCTACTGATTTCTCGAGTGATTGGATAAACGATGAAGATAACAAAGGTCAAACTGCTCTCTTTGCTGCTTGTAAGAGAGGACATCTTGAGTGCGCACGTCTCTTAATTGAAAAAGGAGCAAATACTCTCACACGCAATTCACAAGGTGTCTCTGCTCATCAAATCGCGCTTGATCGAGGATATCACGAAGTTGCTCAACTACTGGAAGAGAATTTGAGCATTCCAGAGGTTTCTTTTTGAATTTTTTCTATATTGAATTACTATTATATTGAATTATAAAAAATTGATACTAAAATAAGCGATTGTATCAAAATATTAGAATGGAAAATATATTTTTCAACGTCTGCAAATACGGGTATTCTTACCTGATTGGAAAATACAACAACAATGAATTCTCGGATGAAATGAATTATCTTTCAATTTTCACCCAATCTTATCAAGAATATCGTGAAGAATTTGGAACACTCAAAGAAGGAGCTCTCACAAGAAACAAAATGAAAGAAGCGTCTTCCCTGGAAAATTCAAAAATTGAAATAATGAGTGAAGGCTGCCCTATTTGTTTGTCTTCAATTGAGCCATCAAATGCAGCCATCGTAAGATGTCCTTCAAAGAAACATATCTTGCATAGCAACTGTGCTCTACAATGTTTCAAGAGATCAATGACTTGTCCTTGTTGTAGACATGATTTAAGTGACCTCACAGGTTCTTATATGCAAAGAAAAATTGATGAGTTCCACCAAAAATTGACTGAGATTAATTTCGATTACAATGCAACAAAGAATGGTCTAAATGGATTGATGATTTCTATAATGTATCGTAATCACGATATCTTTTTTTATCTTCTTGATAAGACCAATTTGGATTATCAAAATCCATCTGGAAAAACTGTTTTACATGTAGCTTATGATATTGAGACAGTAACTTTTATTGAACCTCATCCTATGCAAATGAAGTTTTTCTCTTTATTACTTAGTAAAGGTTGTGATCCAAATGTCAAAGACAACTTTGGAAATACAGTACTTCATTATGCAATAAATAATGACAACGAAACTGCTATTCACAAACTGCACAAGTACCAAATAACTGATTGGGATATTCCAAATGCGAATGGTTACACCCCTATAGGTCTAACCTTAGTTTACAATCGTGAATCTATCCTGCCATTTGTTTGCTCTCGTGCAAGATTTCCTAATATAGCAAACGTCTCTTCCAAAGAAACAAGTGTTCAAATTGCTATCAACTTAATGAATCATTTTGCTGATTTTCGATGTTTTTTTGCGACATTTTGTCAATACACACAAAACAACTATCTTATCCTGCAAAACATTAGTGGAGAAACAGATTTTCACGTTGCAGTGAGACTTAGAAGAGAAGATCATCTCAAATTTATTTTGAATTATCTTACGAAATATTCCAATCCATTGAACTTTATTGATATACAAGATAACAATGGGAGAACTCCTTTCTATCGTGCTTGTGAAATTGGAAATCCAGCAATGGCTTTATTGTTGAAAAAATTTGGTGCTAACATCAATATTCCTAACAATATTGGAATTACTCCTCAACAAATATCTATTATCCATATTCCTAGATTTAGTTATAAATAATAAGTATAAGGACCCCAACTATATAAATTAACATCACTCTTATTAGGCTCAACTTCAAAACTAGTGTCTTTTCTCGTTGCCTTAACCTCCCAATAAAATTTTACACCCTCTTCGTACTCTTTATCAACATACACTCGCAATAAATTCTGTGTTTCATAAAAAGTTGCACCCAATTGAGCAATTGGTTTCCCCATTGGAGTAAGTAAAACAGTTGTGCTATTTCTTTCAATTATGCTACTTAGATAATTTGGTAATTCTATATCAACAAAATTTCTTCCTGCTTTTACTTCTCCTCTCCCTCTATAAAAGACATCTGCTGTTGGTCCCTCAAGGCAAGCATGTACTAAATATTTATCTTTATCAAGAGGATGTTGGATTGTAAAATTTTTTACACTAACTTTTTTCTTAGTTAACATACTTCCATCGTACATTGGAACAGCTTTCAATTCCTCTCCCTCCCATGTAAAACAAACTTGATTAGCAATACTATTACTCATACATCCTGTTTTTATAATAGCAGCATTATTACCTAATTTATTATTGAATGAACCAAAAGACTTCCCTTCTCCAATTAATACTTCCCCACTACTAAAAATTCCACCATCTGTTGTTTGAACAGTAAATTCATCTGATCCTAATCGCTCATTAATATCAAAAGATTCATCACTTCTCCCTAAAAATACTACACCACCACTCCCACTAATTAATTTAATATTCTTTCCCATTTCTACTGTAGATTTCCCTTCCATGCACTCTCCAACAATCCTCACTCCTCCTCCCTCTAAGACACCTCTTTTAATCATTCTAATAAATTCTCCTTCCTTTTCACCAGTTTCCAATATCAAAGGTGTTCCTTCACTATTCACTTCATTACTTATAATATGTAATGCACCTTTTGGTTTAATGGTCCCAATTCCCAATCCTCCACCAGTTATATAATTTGCCCCTAAAGTTGAGAATTTATTAACTACTAGCACAGTATTATTAATATTACTTGGTTCCTCACAAGCTTTCCAATCTATTTTTGTGAAATTCCTTGGTACTAAAATATCTAATAATGATTTTTCATAAGAACTTAATTTAACGAAAGAAAAAGCACTATTAATTCTACGATATATAATGTATCCATCACTCCCTTTTACTTCTTCCCATTCTAAGCTAGCAAAAACACTTTTAACATCATTGGAATAAAATATTTCATCACCAGCTTTATAATTAGTTTCTTTCCCATCTGAATTCAATGTGCAAATATAGTATTGGACAATCATATCTTTTTCTTTCTCAAAATAATCCTCACTGTATTGCAATTGGACATTAAAAATATTTGGAGGAAATAATTGGTACACATTTTGAAAACCCATGGCACTAACATTTTTACTAATATTTAATTCCTCATTGGATAAACTTTCATTTTTAACACTTGAACTGATTTGCAATTCTCCATTCTTGCCAAAATGAAATTGTTTTCTATCTATTTTTAATCCAATCTTTACATTTTCACCTAATTTTATAAGAGATTTATCTACATCAATTCCACCATCCCCAGTAACATAAATATTATTATTTTTCAACATATCATTTCCAATCATACCTTTTTTCACCTCCAACTTACCATTTTCCAAATCAAACTCATCTCCAACATTCAAAGAAAAATTATTTCTAGTTTTCTTTATACCATTACTAACACCATAACTCTCCGCTCGCGAAAAAACATTAAATTTGATTGGACTCTCATCCCAATTGAAATCATCGAAATGCTCAAAACTCATCCCAGTGTTCCCATATTTCAAGCCATTCTCAATAAAAACATAATAAGATTTTAACTCCTCGCTGCTTCTCTTCTTGCAAAAATCAAATACTCTTTGGAGTACTATACGATTAGAGACAAATCCATCAGATACAACATTATAAACACCATTTTGTGTTTCGTCATCTTGATTCAAAACAATACATCTTTCATTAATTTTTAATTGATGTCCATCAAATGCTTCTATAAAACCTTCACTATCTAAGTGCCAAGCATTTCTTATGTGCATTTTCATCTCTCTCTTCTCATAATCAACATCTAAGTTTTTTATTGAAGCACATTTAACAGATGGTGCGATTTTCAAACCAGATAGATATCTATCAACGTATCTTTTAGTAGCTGCATCCATATCATATAGAGGATCACCCACATTAACTATTCTATGAAAATTCATCACTAACTCATCACCAAAATTTTTATTCCATAATTGTTGCTCATCTTTTGTAGAAACAATATCACCGTTGATTGGAGCTTTTTTTCCACATAAATACTCTGCATTCAAATTCAATATCAGTGGTGCCCCTTGGTCTTTCATAACAAAATTATTTACTTCAAGGTTATTAATAATTCCATCATTGCAGAATACACTACCATCTATTGTAATATCCCCTCTTTTTTTCATAGTTTTATAGAAAATATCTCCTTTCGCATTAACTTTTAAAACATCTTCATCTTTGGCTGTTCGCAAACCTAGAATATTATTATAAACAACCATATCATAATTCTTCCCAACATCCAACTTGGTTTCATTTCCATCCAATCTTCCAATCTCAATCTTATCATTAGAAACATTAAATACTTGATATTCCTCACCTTCAATTAATAATAAATCCAATTTGTTCAAGTAATCCTCCATTGTGCCACTTGATATTTGAAATAGGAGTATATCATTTCCTAAATACGATACATTTTGGATAGCAAAACTAGGCAGTCCTTTCATTGTAGCGCTATCAAGATGTTTATTGACGTGAAGTCCAATCTTTCCCATTTTATCTATTCGAAAATCATTATTAACACCCAAATCGAGTGAATCAGGATATATAATTTTACCAGATAAGTATAGATTATTTACAAATTGGGAACTTGATCCAATATCGGATGTGGATATTGGATAAAGATTACCTGAGTAATGAACAGGACCCTTTATTACAATACCCAATTTTGGATCATATTTTATTAAATCTTCAACTTTTTTTAATCGAAATTCGCTGTCATCTAATTTTTTTGTAAAATTTCTTAAAAATGCTAGAGTATCTTTATCGTTCATTTTTATTTACATATTTTGTTAATTTTAAGCCTTTACGTAAACCGTTTTTCCAATCTATCCAATCTTTTTCCAAAATCATCAAATCTTTCTAAAAAATTAAAATTCAAGTAATCCTCTTGACTCATAAATTCCCAAATAGTTTGATTAGAAAAATTTATCCCAAATATTTTCTTACCATTTTTCTCTCCATATTTTACTAAAACTAATGGAACTATTCTTGGTCTAGTTCTCAATATTTCTACACAATCATCGGCTAATTGTAATATCCATTGTTGATTTTTATGTCCCCTAGAGATAACTACATAAATTCCATTTTCAACCAATAATGTTTGATTCTTGACTAATATTCTATCTCCAATCTTCGCTTCTATCCCATCTATCATTAAGCTCTCCATCTTTTTAGAAATTAATTGGTAAGATGAAGCCATGAAAGCAGCGTCCAATTTTTCATTAGTTGCGAATCTAGCTGGTTCCAACAAGTGTCCTCCTACAATAAATTGATCAACGTATTTTTTATTAACAACATCATAAGCGTCACTTGGATTATCTATATTCACAATCTTATTATATTTTGCATCTAAGTTTGTACCAAGACTCTTATTAAATAATTCTTGAGAATCCAATGTATTTACTAAATCACCTTGATTGGGTATTTTTTTACCATTTAAGTAGGAAACACTCGCATTTTCAATTTGTGTTAATTTACTAAAAGCAATTCCAGCTTTGTCGTCAGTGAAAATAAGAGATTTTCCACAGTAGATATTTCCTTTTACTTCCAATCCAATATTAAATTCTCCTCCTTTGTGTGCAATGAAATATCCTCCAATGTCAATATTCTGTTTAACTTTTAACTCACCATCCAATTCTAGATTTGTTCCAGTTAATTCATTACACACTATATTTTGTGATTCCAATCCAAGACATTTTACATTTTTAGATACAGTTACATCACAATCGACAAAGAGTTGTCCCTCTACTTTTATATTTTTAGTTACTAATTGAGTTTTAAAATTAATTGTTTCATTGGGTGAAGTAATAAATCCATCCAATTTAACATTTCCTTTAATAATAAGATTTCCCTCAATATTAATATTATTGCTACTGTGTGTTGAAATTATTGTTGAGTCTATTAATACATTTCTACAATATGCGTTCATTAAATTAACATTTTTAGCCCGAATATTTAGTAGATTGGATAAATTTTTTGTTTCAAAATATTTTTCATCTCCAATGATAAATTCTTCTTCTTTATCATCCCACATTATCCCTTTTGCATGAACATCATCTCTAATGCGAAAACCACACGGTTTATTGGGTTTCGTAAATACATCGCAAAAACTATTTTGCAATCCACTCCCGTTATTCTCGTAATATAAGTTTCCTTTGATAACTAGATCCCCCGTAATACACCCTCTTCCTTTTATAAAAAAGTCATAAGAAGGATTAAAATCTCCTACAAATAATCCTTCCTTGGCATAGATAGTCCTATCTCCGACGATGTTATGCTTTGTATGAATGTCTTTCTCCTCTAATAATTGGGCTGTTAATGTGACAATTTTAGCTAATTGGTGTTCATTCATTTTTTTATACTATCGATATTTTTTTAAATAATCAACTTAAAAAAATAAATAACATATAAAGTATGCCAGGAGGATTATTACAATTAGCTGCATATGGTCCACAGGACGTTTTTTTGACTGGTAACCCACAGATAACCTTCTTCATAGCAGTTTATAAAAGACATACAAATTTTTCTATAGAAAGTATCCAATTAGAATTTCAAGGAGTTGCAAATTTTGGTACCAAAGTTTTTTGTGACATTGATCCACAAGCTGATTTAGTACATCAAATATTTTTAAATCTAAGATTACCTAATCTTAACGTATTTCCTGAACAAAATCCAGATTATACTGTTAGTTGGGTGAATGCTATTGGACATGCGATTATACAGCATATTGATATTGAGATTGGAGGAACCATTATAGATAGACATTTTGGACAATGGTTAGAAATATGGAGTGAGTTGACCCTAATGACAGAGAAGGAATATGCTTATAATTTAATGATTGGGAAACAATTAGTATTTAACACGGATTCACAACCAGGACCTCTCAATCTATACATACCTCTCCAATTTTGGTTTAATCGCAACATTGGATTGGCACTTCCATTAATTAGTTTGCAGTATTCCAAAGTAAGAATTATAGTTGCTTTTAGAGATTTCAATCAATTATGGGTTAGTAGTAATGGAAAAGAACCAGGAAAAGGTGGTCTAGAAAGTAGTATAATTTCAAGTAATCAAATACAAGAGGCTAGTCTTTGGGTGGATTATATTTTTCTCGATAATACAGAGAGAAAGAAATTTGCATCCTGTAATTTGGAATATTTAATTGAACAACTTCAAGTAAATACAATAGGAGTTGATGAAAAACAAATACAAGTACCGATGACATTTAATCATCCAGTAAAAGAATTGATTTGGGTACTACAAATTAATCCAATCTATCAATTTGGTACGAATCGATTGTATGAATTCTTTGATTTTAGTAATGGGGAAGAAAAACCAGGTGATACAATAGAAAGTGCTCTGATTAGATTTGAAGGACAGGAAAGATTTAAAAGAAGGGAAGCATTTGTTTTTAGAGTAGTCCAACCATACCAATATCACACTCGTGTCCCTAGAAATTTCATATATTTATATTCATTTTCACTAAGACCAGAAGATCACCAGCCAACAGGCACTTGTAATTTTAGTAGATTGGATAGTGCTACTTTGGATATTATTCTCAATGAATGTGTTATTCAAAAAGACACGCAATGTAATATTTATGCTACAAATTATAATATTCTCAAAATTGAGGCAGGTATAGCAGGTATAGTTTACGCTGATTAAGTAAAAAATGTAGATTGGACTAAATGAGGTAGTGCAAGCGCAGCTGTTGGACATACTTCAACTAGTGCTGTTAAAACTAGATTTACACCTAGAGTCTTATATTCTTTATCCTCTCCTTCATCAACAATTTTTTCCATTTCTTTTAGCAATTCATACTGCAGGAATTTTTTATGTTTTGGTTTTAAAAAATTCACTTCATTAATTATACGACTAAACATTGTACCATCTTTTGTTATTCTCTTCCTTATTTCTACAGGCAATTGTGCACGATAATCAAACATATCATAAGCATGTTTATAGAATCTTTTGAGATCATCTAATGATAAATTATTGAACCAATTAGTATCAGTATATTGACCAATCATGTCAAATTTTTGAAATACTCGAATTAGAACCTGATCATATTTTTGATCTTCTGTCAATTTTGGAGAATCATATTTGAGTTTCCTCTCAGTCTTCTTTATATATTGAATTTTTGAATTCAATTTCGTTTTAAAAGTTTCATCACTAGGAAACATTTTTTGATTGTATGGATTAATAGATATTAGATCCATTGTTCTCAAATCAAAAGCATAAGTAAAACCATCCCTGTCTTTGTAATCAAAGTAATACTCGATGGGTATTGTAAAAATGGAATCTAAAGTCCCACAATCTTCCTTATTATTTGATTTGTTTCTTCTACAAATGTTCCACCTTCTAAAGTTCTTTTGAATAAAAATTATAGATTTAATATGGTTCCTGTAGTTATTAAAAGGATCATTTGCTTGTTCTACAGCTTCATTAATAATTGAATCAATTCTAATTATTTTCTTAGCCTTCAAATGAATGCCACAATAATCACTCCCATTTTTTTTGGGGTGCTGGCATTGTAAATTGCTACCTTTCGCTCTAATTGACATACATAATGATAAATTATAGATGGGTTCCATTTTTTTATTATTAATCTAAATATTTTAAATTAAAAAAAATCAATTTTTAATTATACTTATGCTGAAAATATTTACTTCTGAAAAAAAGCAATTTAAAAAAAAATTGATTTATTATATTACTAATACATAGTCTAATATACCAACATGAGTCTTAAAATTGTTAGCCCAGCTGAACTTGATATCAAGAAGATATCTGCAACCGAACCAAAGAAGAGAAATGATCGCCTTCAAAGCCTTCTTCTCTATGAAAGCACTCCATTCTATCTTCAAACCGAAGAAGGACGTGCTCCCTTTGGTGTGAGGTCTTTTACTGGAGGTGATAAGACTGATTATTCTCTCAATATTTCAATGGATGCGAATGGAAATTTTATTAAGTTCCTTCATCAACTCGATGAATATATGCTCGATTTTGGAATTGAACACAGCAAAACGATTTTTAAGCAAAAATACACACCTGCTCAACGCGAGGTTGTTCGTGCAATGTACACATCTTGTGTCAAGATTTCTGATGAGGGTGATTATCCCCCAAGAATTGCAGTCAAGATTCAAAAGAAGAGTATTGAGGATTCTACTCCTCAACTTCTTTTCTTTCACTCGGAAACTGAAGAAGTTGAAATTGAAAACTTTGAGCAATTGACCAAATTAGTGCCAAATGGCTCTTCTGTTACTGCGCTCATTTCATTGAAGCCTTGGTTTATCTCAGGAAGATTTGGAATTACTCTTACTCTTCAACAAATCCTTGTACCAAAGCGTCTTGGTGGTCGTCCCACGTCTTATGCATTCAATGATAAGACTGGTGCCGTTGCTACTAAGATTCCTGCTGCAAAGGCAGCTGCTGCAACTTCTGTTGAAGATGAAGCGGAGGATGATGATCTTGTCGCTGAAGAAAACACAGATGTTGTCTCTGTTGAAGACAGTGATGTGGTTGAGGCAGAGGAGGAAGAAGAAGAGGAGGAAGAAGAAGCTCCCCCACCAAAGACGGTGAAGAAAGCTACTACTCCTGCTCCTGCCGCCGCTGCTGCTCCAAAGAAGAAGCCAGTTGCAACTGCTAGAAAGTAATTTTAATTGAAAATGTTTTTATATTAAAAAAAATTAATTATAATATATTATTTAATGGATTTTATCCATAGTTTTGAGTTGGGAGATGTGAATAATTATGAAGATATAGTTTCTAAATTAAAAGCACTAAAAAAATACGATAAAGTTATTATAGTAAATAATGACAGCAATTTTACATCAGCTATAATCTATTTAGGGGGTGATAATGCAAAATATAATAAAAAAGATTTTGTTTTCCATTTGCCAAAATATCAAAAAGTAAATGAAAAATTGGTGGAAAAATGCTGTACAATATGTCAAGAAAGTTATAAAAAAAATGAATATTTTAGAGAATTAAGTGATTGTGGTCACTGTTTTCATAAAAAATGTGTTGATGAGTGGTTTTATAAATCACAATCTTATTCTTGTCCTCTATGTAGGAAAAATCCTTTCTCATTATTATAATTTTCTTTTACAAAAAGAAAAATATAGGAAAATATTCAAAGGTTTATAATTAAATTTTTAAAATAAATTTACTCTGCTTCTTCTTCCTTATTCAAGTGGCGAGTAAGACCACCCATAATGGAGCAAAAATAGAAGTTTTCCTCAATGACTGCTCCATCTTCAGCTTTTCTTTCAGCATAATCAGGGAATAATTTTTGAAGAGTCTTGTCCATTTTGATTCTCTTCTTGTCTTCATATTGTTGAAGACTGTGTTGCTTGGCATATGAATTGACGAGCTTCAAAGCAGTCTTGCGACTAATAAGTAGAGCACCGTCTTTGTCATCATAATTCAATTCAGTCAAAATTTGATTTCCATCTTTATCCTTCAATTGTTGGTAATTTGATTCCACAAATTTTCTGAATTCAGCGGTTTGAATTGGAACCATTTTGTCTAGTCCATTAGAACCGGATCGTTGTTTCTTTGTAGTAGTAGCTTTGTTCAATAATTTTTGAATTTTCTTGCGCTCTGTAAGAACAGCACGCTGTAATTTCTTAGCTTCTTGGTACATTGTTTGTGAGTACTTGTGAGTACGCACAGCAAGTTCCATCATATTATTCATATGCTTATCAATGATTTCATCAATTGATTCATCAGCATTTGTTTCAGCAGCTTCTTCAATAACTGGTTCTTCAGTAGCAGATGCTTCTGATTCTTCTTCCTTCTTCACGACCTTCTTCTTTTGGACCTTCTCAGCGACTACAGTATCTACCTTCTCAGTTTTGGTAACTTTTTCTTGTTTAGGAGTAGGTTTCTCAACTTTCTCTTCCACCTTCTCCACCTTTGTAGCTTTCTCAGCCTTGGGGGCTTTTTCAGCTTTGGCAGGTACCTCGACCTTCTCAGCTTTGACTGTTGTGTTCACTTTACGACTGGACATAGTTATGTAACATTTAACTTAAGAAAATTATAAATCAATTTTTTTCAGGATCAATATTTTTCAATATTTTCAAGAAATATTAATTTTTTTCCATTTTTTATTTTCACTCTTAAAAATAAAAACCTTTAGCACAAACCAATTATCACATAAAAATGAGGTAAAATATATTTTTTCCAAACGCACTTTTTCACTCAAAAATTTTGAAATCTTTAGGAGACCACTTTTTTATTTAAATGGTGAATTTTCACTATTTATTTAGTGAATTCGTATAAATTTAAAAAAAATCTTCCATTATATAGTATCTAAAGATGCCTGCTACTGCAACGCCTAGAAATACCCAGAAGCCAACCACTACTAAGTCCAAGGAGACTGCCCCCGCCGAGACCACCGCAGCCAAGACTAAGACTGCCCCTGCCCCTGCTACCGCCCCTGCTCCCGTAGAGGTCCCCGAGACCGTTGAGGCGACTGAGACTGATTCCACTGATGTATCTCCCCTCCAGACTGAGGCTCTTGCCTTAATCGAGATGGCTCGCTCTGCTCAGACCCTTCTCCAGAACCTCATCAAGGGAACCCGCTCTGTTGCTGCTAACATCAAGCGCCTTGAGCGCGATGTTAAGCGCCTTGATAAGAAGAGCAAGCGCAGCCGTGAGAACCGTGCTTCCAATGGAAACAAGGAACTCCAGCAGCTCAAGCCTGTTTATACTGCTGAGATGCGCACTTTCTTTGAGAACAA